CGTTGGTCTGTTGAGAAGTTCAAAGGACTTCTATTCCAGATCGAGAGAGATGCTAACGCAATCGCTCAAAGAACACGTCGTGGAAAGGGTAATATCATCCTTTGCTCTGCTGACGTTGCATCTGCACTAACAATGGCTGGTGTACTTGATTATACTCCTGCACTTAATGCTAACCTACAGGTTGATCCTACAGGTAACACATTTGCTGGTGTTCTTCAAGGTAAGTATAGAGTCTACATTGACCCTTATGCTGCAAACATCGGTGGTGCTAGTCAGTCTGGTAACACAACACCTGGTAATCAGTACTATGTTGTTGGTTACAAAGGTACTTCACCTTATGACGCTGGTATATTCTACTGCCCATACGTTCCTCTACAGATGGTTCGTGCAGTGGGAGAGAACAGTTTCCAACCAAAAATCGGATTTAAGACTCGCTACGGCATTGTCGCAAACCCATTCGCAGAAGGAACTTATCAGGGTCTTGGTGCTCTTAACCTTAACTCTAACCGTTACTACAGACGTGTTGCTGTTAAAAACCTTATGTAAGCAAGACGCTTATATTGCTTCTAAAGACCTGTCACTTGACAGGTCTTTTTTATTGTGTTAAATTAACTCTATTGGAACCCTCGGCCTGTAAGTCAAGGATCTTCTAATGGTTCTTTACTCTAAACTTATTATGAGTGCTACATCAATAATCGTCACTGGCGATTCACGTCAACTTTTGGATGGGTGGTCACCATTCTCTAAAACACGTACCACCATATTCCCTTGGTATACTACTCCTGTAGGTAGTATGTTTTTTAAATTTGTATCTGAAGAAGATATGAAAACTGGAAAGGGAAGGCCCTCTGCCCCTAAAGATGCAGGAAAATGGAGGACTAGAGCAATGAAACATGAACAACTAAACAAATTTGCATATGGTTGTTTTCACATCGCATGAGACCCTACGGGGTCTCTTTTTTTTCCTAAATACTTAGAAAAGATTGAATGGCTAGTATATACGATAATCAGATAAAGAATAGAAATTTTTTATCACCTACTGGGTTTAAGTTTGTTTTAAACCGAGCACGTAAAGTTTCGTTCTTAGGTAATGAAGCCAATATACCAGGATTGACTTTAGCAACTGCCGAGCAACCCACATATCTTGGTAGAGATATTCCTTATCCAGGTAATGAAGTTACTTTTGACGATTTTAATTTACGTTTTCTTGTCGATGAAAACTTGGAAAATTATAATGAGATATCTCACTGGATAAGAGCTTTAGGATATGTAGAATCTTTAGAAGAGATACAAGACTTTCAAAATGCAAATGCAGATTTAGAACAACCTGATAAAACACAACTAAATCTTTACTCTGATGGAACTCTTCAAATTTTAACGAGTTCAGAGAATCCCAATTTTAAAATTATGTTTAAGAATATGTTTCCAACATCATTATCCACATTGAATTTTGATGCAACAGCTGAGGATATAAACTACTTTACAGCAGACGTTACTTTCAAGTATACTATATTTAATATTACTGATTTATCTGGCAACCCCTTATGAGCGTAACTCTTGAAACACTTCAAGAGATGTGGGAAAAAGATGCAAAAATAGATAGAGATAATCTACACGAAGAATCATTGAACGTCCCCTCTCTTCATGCAAAATACTTTGAACTTTATAATACTATTTTCTTACTAAGAAAGAAAGCAGAACAGCAAAGAAAAAATATAAGACATGAAAGGTATGAGTACTTCTCAGGAAAAGCTGATCCCGATGTCTATATAGAGAACCCCTTTCCTAAAAAGATAAGGGATAAAGATACTATGCAAAAATATTTGGATGCAGATGAAAGACTATCCAATAGTTCCCTAAAAATTGATTATTATGATACAATGCTAGTATACTTAGAGAGCATTCTTAAAGTAATACAAAACAGAACGTATCAAATTAAAAATGCTATTGAATTTATGAGATTTAATTCAGGGTTGGGTTGATGGACATAAAAATTATTGATGACTTCATGCCAGATGAAGTTTTTGAAGAATTTCAATCTATAATAAGAGAAATTCCTTGGCATACGAGTATTGTGCTTGATGATGAACTTCAGTGTGATCCAATTTATAATTTCATGTTGATTCACAAGTTTTATGAAAAATATAAACCTCAATCAGAATTATTTTTTAAATATATAGAGCCTTTGCTTACTCATATAAAAGTAAGATCTTTAATACGAGTACAGGGTAACTTAACTATGAGAACAGAAAAAATTATTAAACATGGATTTCATATAGATTATCACGCTATAGTAGATGGAGAAGTGCAAGAAACTAATAATTGTTTTGCTTCCATATTATATCTTAATACGAATGATGGTTATACTGAATTTGAAAATGGAACAAAAATTAAAAGTATTGAAAATCGTTTAGTAACGTTTCCAATATCTTATAAACATACAAGTACAACCTGTACGGATAAATCATTTAGATGTGTAATTAATTTTAATTATTTTTAATCTGACACTACTCAATAAATACCCATAAACTCATAAGATCATGACACCACAAGCTATCGAACAAGTACCACTATCATTTCAAGTAGCAAATCCCCAAAATTATGGGTGGTTTGTATCTAGATTACCTCAACAGCATATTGATTATTTGTGGAGAATAATTAATAAAAAGAAAGGTGAAAGTCATAAACAACATTTGATAGGAAATATTAGTAGTAGTTATCTTCTTGAAGATGAAAATGATTATTTTTTCTTGAACGTATTAGATCCTCTTGCCAAACAATATCATGATAAAGCTGGGGGTCAACATCCCATGAGACAGTATCAGAGAGAATTAACAAATTACAGATTAGGGTTAGATAGTTTTTGGGTTAACTTCCAAAAGAAACATGAGTTTAATCCATATCATGATCATGGAGGAGTTTATTCATTTGTTGTATGGTTAAGAATTCCTTATGAACATGAAGAACAAAATAATCTTCCTTTTCTACAAGGTATTAAAGAACAGGATAGAAAAGCAGGAATGTTTGAATTTCAATATTTTGATATCTTTGGCAGAACAACTCATCATGGATATAGATTAGGAAAAAATGTTGAGGGAGTAATGTTGTTTTTTCCTGCAATGTTTAAGCATACAGTATATCCATTTTATAATACCGATGAAACTCGTGTATCTGTCTCAGGTAATTTGTGGTTAAGACCTCCGAATGGATAAGTATATTTTTAAAAAAGATTCAGCTTTAACTGCTGATCTATGTAAATCGTGTATTGAGTATTTTGAATCTAGTGATCGCAAAGAAGATGATAAATCTAGAGGATATAAAGGTATAGCTGCATCATTAGAGTTTGATACTTTTACCGATTTATTAATGATATTAAATTTAAATATGCAATCATATGTAGATCAACATTCATATTTAACTAGACTGTATGCTCCTTGGAGGGTTGATAATGTATTTAATATTCAAAAGTATGAACCTGGTTATGCTTATGTAGAAGAACATATGGAGCATGGAAAAGATAGACGTGATTCTACAAGATTACTTGGATGGATGGCATACTTGAATACTATTAATCATAAAGGAGGGACTATTTGGCCTCAACAAAATTTTATTTCTTCTCCTAAAGAAGGAGATTTATATATTTGGCCTGCAGGATGGACACATAGTCATTATGGTATCGCTGCACCTGAAGAAACAAAATATATATTAACTGGTTGGTGTAGTTTTGTAGGGGTTGACAATACTTAATAAATACCCATAGATGCATGGGTTAGGTGATTGACACGACAGCCAATGTAGTAATATCTAAGGCTAACGAAGTATTTTTAAAAATTGATTCAGAACCTCATATTGAATATGAGTTAAGAGACTACTTTACCTTTGAGGTAGAGGGTGCAAAGTTTATGCCTCAATATCGTAATAGGAATTGGAATGGAGAGATCCACCTATTTGATCTGAGGTCAAAGAAAATATATGTAGGATTGTTAGATAAGATTATTGCTTTCTGCAATAGGCACGATTACACATATAAGTTTGAAGATAATGATTACTATGGTGCTCCCTTTGAGGTTAATGAGGGAATATCATATAGTGGTGTAAAAGATTATATGAGATCTATTTGCAATCATCAACCAAGGAAATACCAAGTAGAGGGAGTATACGATGCCTTAAAACATAATAGAAAGCTATTGATATCACCCACTGCTTCAGGCAAATCGTTGATGATTTACTCTCTTGTAAGATATTATGTTGAGAAAGATCAAAAAATACTTTTAGTTGTTCCAACGACATCTCTCGTAGAACAGATGTATAAGGACTTTGTTGATTATGGTTGGGATGCTGAGTCATTTTGCCACAAGATATATGCAGGTAAAGAAAAAACAAATGAGTTTCCAGTAACGATCACTACATGGCAATCTGTATACAAACTAGAAAGGTCATTCTTTGAAGATTATAATGTAGTGATAGGAGATGAAGCACACCTATTCAAGTCGAAGTCATTAATATCTATAATGACAAAATTACATCATGCAAAGTATAGATTTGGATTTACAGGAACGCTCGATGGAACTCAAACCCATAAGTGGGTACTGGAAGGATTGTTTGGGCCATCATATAAGGTGACAAAGACTGATGAATTGATGAGACAAGGGCATCTCTCCCAGTTAGATATTCAATGTATTGTTCTTAAACATCCAGAAAAAAAATTTGAAACCTATCAGGATGAAATAGAATATTTGATTACTCATGAACAAAGAAATAACTTTATTAAAAATCTATCCCTTGATCTAAAAGGTAATACACTGGTTTTATTCTCCAGAGTTGAAGCACATGGACAGGTGCTTTATGATTTAATAAATAACAATAAGAAAGGTGAACGTAAAGTATTTTTCAT